TCTACAGGAAACTGGTGCAAGTTTTGACACACTTTGTCAAGCTTGGATTAAGTATACAGCTGCTAGTTCAGGAGACGGATATACTATTAGATATAATTTCAACGGATCAGGAACGACAAGAGGATCAGGTATGGCTAATACTATACTAGATGGTGCTACTTACGCAACTAATCAAGTTGGAGGCGATGATTACAGAGCTCAGGAGTTCCCTGGAGGATCAACATCCACAGCGGCAACTCACGTATTAAAGATTGTAAAAGCATAATCTAAATACGCTAGTAATTAACTAAACGAAATTAACCCCCGGCACTTCGGTTCCGGGGGTTTTTTATTGGAAAATAGCTTACTTAAGCATTGTATAAATATTATAAATATGGTGAGAGAACAATTAAAGGATAGAAAATGCCAAGCATAAATTTTCCGAGTGGTCCGTCGCTCAATGATACATACAATCTAGGTACTCGTACTTGGAAATGGAATGGTGAGGCGTGGGCTTTACAACCACTAACAGGTGGTTTTACAGGATCGCAAGGATTTATAGGTTATTCAGGTTCAAAAGGAACCTTGGAAGCAGCTTCAGATAATACATTAAACAATAATATTAAAGTAATATTTGGTGACGCTGGTGAACATATCTATGGCGATGGTACAGATTTAAAAATAATATCAAGTGGTAATGTTTCAATAACAGGTTCTCTAACATTAAGTAGTGGAGTTACCAATTCAACAAGTATTCAGATTAAAGATTCAAGTGGTAATGTATTAAAAACTATGTATGGTACAACAAGTTAATTAAGGATAAATATAAACATGGCAACACCAGCAACAAGAGAACAATTAAAAGATTACGCTTTAAGATCATTAGGTCAACCAGTTATAGAGATTAACGTTGATGAAGATCAATTGCAGGATAGAATAGATGAAGCTATGCAATACTATTCTCAATTTCATATGAATGCAATAAGAAGATGTTATCTAAAATACGAATACACACAAACAGATTACGATAGAATTGTAACAAATGGAGATGTTTCAGAATCAATAACTAAAACTGGTATTACAAATACTTGGAAAGAAAATCAAAATTATATAATTGTTCCTGAAACAGTTATTTCGGTTACAAATATTTTTCCATTTTCAAGTAAAGGAAGTTTAAATTTATTTGATGTAAGATACCAAATGAGATTAAATGATTTGTATGATTTTTCTTCAACATCGGTAGTTAACTATGATGTTGTATTAAGACATTTAGATTTTTTAGATCATATTTTAGTAGGTGAAAAACCTTTAAGATTTAATCAAAATGATAACAAATTATTTGTTGATATGGATTGGAAAGAAGATTTAAGAGTCGGTGAACATTTAGTTATAGATTGTTTTAGAAAATTAGACCCAGCAACTAATACCGATATATATAACGATCAATGGTTAAAAAGATATGTAACTGCTTTGTTTAAAAAACAATGGGGAGCAAACTTATCTAAATTTAATGGCGTTGCTATGATAGGTGGAGTATCACTTAACGGAGGTCAATTATACTCCGAATCACTAACAGATATAGAAAAATTAGAAACAGAAATTAGAACAACATTTGAAGAGCCTCATAACTTTCTGATAGGGTAAACAACTATGGTAGTAATGAATCCATATTTTCAGTCAGGCGATGGTATTGGGAATGCATCCGAAAAATATCTTTACGAAGATTTAATCATAGAAGGATTAAAAATATATGGTAATTTAATTTACTATATGCCAAGAAGTATTGTAAATCAATCTTTGGTTTTAGGTGAAGATGTTAATAGTAAATTTAAAAATGCTTTTCCTATTGAAATGTATTTTGAAACTACTGAAGGATTTGCAGGTCAACAAGAATTAATTAGTAAATTTGGATTAGAAATTAGAGAAGATACAACTCTAATGGTTTCTAAAAGAAGATTCCATAATAAAGTAAACGTAAAAACAAATTTAGAAGTACCAGGTAGACCTAACGAAGGAGATATTTTATTCTTTCCTTTGATGAATAGTTTCTTTGAAATTCAATTTGTAGAAGATCAGGAACCTTTCTTTCAATTAGGTAATTTACCTGTTTATAAATTAAGAGTTACACGTTGGGAATATGCAAACGAAACAATTGCTACTGGCGTTGCAGGTATTGACGCTAAAGAAGCTAAATATTCTGTAAACTTATTAGTAGATAGATTTACTTTAGAAGATGAAAAAGGTACAGTACAATTAGAACAAGATGACACTAAATCTGGTAATGCTAATTTCTTAATTAATGAAAGTTATGACGCAACAAAAACAACTGTACAAACTCAATCTGATTATGCACAAAATTTAGATTTAGATACGGCAGCCGGTTTTGATACAGAATCCGTAACAGATGATGTATTAGATTTCACTGAAAGAAATCCATTTGGAGAGGTAGATCAATAATGTTTGGAACACCATTTTACAATGAAGGATTAAGAAAGATTATAATTGCATTTGGACAATTATTCAATAACATTGTTATAGAAAATGTCAATAGAACAACAGGCGCTGTTACAAAAAGAATAAAAGTTCCTTTAGCATATGCACCTAAAGAAAAGTTTTTAGTTCGTTTAGAACAACAACCAGATTTAACTGATAGATCATTTGCAATAACTTTACCAAGAATAGGATTTGAAATATCAGGATTACAATATGATCCTAGTAGAAAGTTAACAAGAGTTCATAAATTTAGAAAAACAAAAGTAGATTTATCTAGATCACAATCAGCCGCTTTATTAGATAGAGTACAAATGGAAGATGAGAGTGGTCTTATTATAAATGAAAAAGCAAATGCTACTACAGGTCATGCAGAATATATATTACATGAAACAGATTCTAGTGGTTTAACTTCTTCAGGAGCAAAAAATAGTTTTAACTATACACCTGTACCATATAACATAAGTTTAAATGTTTATGCCTTTACAGCAACTGCTGAAAATGGTTTACAAATTGTAGAACAAATTTTACCTTTCTTTCAACCAGATTATACGGTTACAGTAAATGTTTTACCTGAAATGAATATAAAAAGAGACGTACCAATTATTCTTAACACTATTAATTATGAAGATAGTTATGATGGTGCTTTTACAAATAGAAGAGCAGTAATATATACAATGAATTTTACAGCGAAGACATACTTATTTGGTCCTACTTCTAATCAAGGTGTTATCAAAAAAGTACAATCAGAATTATATACATCTTCAAATTGGGATACTGCTTCACGTGAAGAAAGAATAATAGTTGTGCCTGATCCAATAACAGCTGACGCTGATGATGATTTTGGATTTACAACAACTATAAGTAATTATACCGATGGTAAAAAATATAACCCAAAAACTGGACAAGATGAGTAATGGAAAGAGATAGACATAGACAACTGAATGAACATACTGCTAAAAATAATAGAGAAAAAAAAACTTTAGAATTAACTAAAAGTATGAGAAAAGAAGTTAATATTGGTGCAACAGGTACACAAAAATATAGAATTAAAGTAGGACCTAATAAAGGTAAAGTATTATAATGAACAATATAGAAGACAAAGTAAATGAAATTTTAGGTATTGAGACTGCAACTGAAAACGCTGTGGTAGAAAAAAAAGAATTTAAACCTCTAGTTCCTAGAGTTGAAGATAAAGATAAGACAGACGTAGATAACGATTACAAATATAGTAGAGATAACTATTTCCATTTAATTGATAAAGGTAATGAAGCTATTGATGGTATATTAGAAATTGCAAAGGAAGGTCAACACCCTAGAGCATATGAAGTTGCAGGACAATTATTAGGACAAGTTGCAACTACAGTTGATAAATTACAAGACTTACAAAAGAAATTAAAAGAATTAAAAGAAGTACCAAAGACAGCAAGTACAAATGTTAAGAATGCTCTTTTTATTGGATCAACTGCTGAGTTACAAAAGATGTTAAATAGAAAACAAGAAGATGAGAATATTGAAAGCAAAAACGTTACACCCGAACAAAAGGATAATACCGATAAGTGATATAACTTATCTTAAAACCTACGGCGTACCGTTAAAAGAATTATTAGATGGACAAGAATTGATTAAACCGATAGAGGTTTACACACATAAAATAAGTGAGAATATTAGATATGGAGTTAATGGAAAAATATATATGGAGAAAAAGTGGAGTGTACATAAAGGCAACCAAAGATTAAAAGCTGCCTTAAAATTAGGTTACACACACATAGAGGCAATAGTAATAAATGAGTGAAGCATATTTAGGAAACCCGAATTTAAAAAAGATTAATACACCACAACATTTTAGTAAAGAACAAATATTAGAATATCAAAAGTGTGCTGAGAACCCTATTTACTTTATGGAAAATTATATCCAGATTGTATCACTTGACGAGGGTTTAATACCTTTTAAGATGTATGATTTTCAAAAGACAATAGTAAATACGATACATGATAATAGATTTACAATCTGTAAACTACCAAGACAATCAGGAAAATCCACAACAACAGTATCATATCTTTTACACTTTGCATTATTTAATCCAAACAGTAATATTGCCATACTTGCCAATAAGTCCTCTACTGCTAGAGATATTTTAAGTAGAGTACAATTAGCATATGAAAATTTACCAAAGTGGTTACAACAAGGTGTAATTAATTGGAACAAAGGTAATATAGAATTAGAAAATAAATCAGTTATTGTGGCAGCTGCTACATCTTCAAGTGCTATAAGAGGTGGTTCATATAATATAATATTTCTTGACGAGTTTGCTTTCGTACCTACTAATATTGCTGAATTGTTTTTTAGTTCAGTTTATCCTACAATATCTGCTGGTACAAAAACTAAAATGGTTATAGTATCTACACCTTATGGTATGAATATGTTTTATAAACTTTGGATGGATTCTCAAACCAAAAAAAATGATTATATACCTATTGAAGTACATTGGAGTGAAGTACCAGGACGTGATGAAAAATGGAAAGAACAAACTATACGTAATACAAGTGAGGAACAATTTCAACAAGAGTTTGAGTGTGAGTTTTTAGGTTCTGTAAATACTTTAATATCAGCTACAAAAATTAAACAAATACCTATTATAAATCCTATAAAATCGGCTCAAGGTGTTGATATATACG